TCTACGGGCCGAGACGACGCCGAACGAGATTGTGCCGGTGCTGATCCTCGACGTGAACGAAGCCGAGGCGGACAAGATTCTGGCGACGCTCGATCCGCTGGCGGCAATGGCGAAGGCCGACACGGCGGCGCTCGACAGCCTGCTGCGGCAGATCGAGACGGGCAGCGAGGACTTGGCGAAGATGCTCGAAGAGCTTGGCAAGGACGCCGGGTGTGAGTGGGCGAAGGAGAAAGCGGAGATTGTCGAGGACGAGGTTCCGGAGCCGCCGAAAGACCCGGTGACGAAGCTGGGCGACCTGTGGCTGCTGGGGGAGCATCGGTTGCTGTGCGGGGACTCGACGAACGAAGCGAACGTGCTGCAGCTTTTGGAAACTCGCGTCCCGTTCATCATGGTGACCGACCCGCCGTATGGTGTTGAGTACGACGCCGACTGGCGAGACGAGTTCAACACCTGGGGCAAAGCGGCAACGAGCAGCAATGTCGAGAACGATGAGATCGTCGATTGGACAGCGGCTTATAAACTATCGCCCGCGCACGTTGCCTACGTGTGGCACGCTGGCGTGTTTGCCGCAGACTTGGTCGTCAACCTGCGAGATGCTGGCTACGCGGTTCGCACGCAAGTCATCTGGCGCAAGCCGACGCTCATCATGGGACGTGGGCATTACCACTGGCAGCATGAGCCGTGCTGGTATGCCGTCAGAAAGGGCGGGACGGCCAAATGGTGCGGCGACCGAACGCAAAGCACGATGTGGGATATTCAGGGGATGCACGCCATTGGGCGCAAGGAGGAGCGAGTCGGCCACCCAACCCAGAAGCCCGTCGAATGCATGGCTCGCCCGATCCGCAACCACGGCACCAAGGACGACGACGTGTTCGATCCGTTCCTCGGCTCCGGCACAACCATCATCGCGGCCGAGCAGCTAGGACGCCGCTGCTACGGCGCTGAGATTTCGCCGAACTATTGCGATGTGATTGTGGATCGGTGGCAGAACTTGACGGGCGGAAAGGCGACGAAGGGATAATGGGAAGGCCACGGAAATCCAATCCGCTGAAAGCATTCGGAGGCGACGCCGGAAGGCGAGGCGCTGGCAGCGCGACCGTTCCGTTTGTGTCGGCCGAGATTGGACCACCGCGATGGCTCGTCGGCGACTTAGCGCTGGAGGAATGGGAGAAAGTATCCAAGTCACTGAAGCAGGACGGGCGGTTGGCGATGGTCGATCAAGCGGCGTTAGCGATGTATTGCGATTCACTTTCGCTCTACATCCGCGCTAGCATTAACGTACAGAGCAAAGGTTATGTCGTTGTCGGCGGTCATGGCTCAGAGAATCCCAGCCCGTGGCTAAAGATCATGCACGACGCATACGTGCGGTTTGTGAAGCTTGCAACAGAGTTCGGATTCACGACAGCAGCGCGCGAGAAGTTGGCACCGGCCGCGCCGCCAGTAGACCCCAAGCGTGCCAAGTTCTTTGGGAGCTAATCAAGTGGCAAAGCAGACATTACCCGACCCCCGAGCAGACGCGGCGGCCGAACTGGCTCGCGTCGAAAGCGAACGCGACAAAGTATTGCCGGGCTTGCGTAAGCAACTCGCGGACGCCGAGAACGATTACAAGGTTTCGCTCGAAACCTTTCGCATGGCCAGCAAGATGCGCGACGACGCCCGGCGCAGCCTATCGCGGTCGCGGCAGTCGTTCACGCAGCGGGACAAGACCGCGCGGGCGGTGCTCGTGGCGACGGCTGACCCGCGTATCGCGGAGTTCATCAACGAAGTGCAGTACAGCATCTCGACCCGACGTAACGAGTTCTTCGGAGCGACGCCGGAAGGGATGCAGCGTTGGACGCTTGCGATTCAGCGGGCGTGCGACGAAGCCCGGCAGTTGCAATGCAGCCCGGCGGACGATGGCAAGGTCACGGCGTTGATTGCGACGTGGCGGAACAGCATCGACGCGGCAGAGCGACGGATCGGCGAGCGGAGCGGCCAGCCGGTATCGGTTGGCGAGGAGTTGAGCAAGGCGGTGACTGCGGCAGTTCCGGTGCAGCGGACCAAGACGAAGCACGGCGAGCGGTACAAGCCGATTGATTGATGGTACGGAAACTCGGAACAGCGAAGGGGCCAACCGACTTAGCCGGCTACGATTCAAACCGTGACGGCGCAGGCTATTGGTACGACCCGGAAGCAGCCGAGCGGCCGATTGAGTTCATCGAGAGTTACTGTACGCACATCGAAGGCGACAAGGGCGGCGAACCGCTGATACTGGAGAAGTGGCAAAAGGATTTCATTCGGGCATTGTTCGGCTGGAAGCGGCCCGATGGACGCAAACGATACGAGGTGGCCTACCTTGAGATTCCACGCGGCAACGGCAAGAGCACACTTTGCGCAGCATTGGCCCTGTATCTATTGGGATGCGACGGCGAGCGTGGCGCTCAGGTGTACTCGGCGGCGCGCAGCATGGACCAAGCCGGTATGGTGTTCAGGCCGGCGACGGTTATGGTTCGCCAGGACGAGACATTGCTTTCCAAGTTCATAGTTAAAGAGACGCCACGGCGAATCGTTCACCCAGATACCAATAGCTTTTACCAAGTCATTCCGGCAGACGACAAAACAACGCACGGCCAAACCCCTTACGCAGTTATCTTCGATGAGCTACACACGCAACCGAACCGCAAACTGTGGGACACGATGGTTTCGGGGCTGGTGAAGCGGTCGCGGTCGATCCTGATTGCGATTACGACGGCGGGGAGCGATAGAGATTCGATCTGCTATGAAAAGCATTCCTATGCGGAGAAAGTTCGGGACGGAATTCTGATTGACCCTTCATTCCTTCCTGTCGTGTACGGAACTGACCTTAGCGAGGACTGGACGAGCGAAAAGGTATGGAAGAAAGCCAATCCCAACTACGGCGTAAGCGTTGTGCCGGAGAAGTTTCGTCAGGCTTGCTTTCGTGCCCAACAAAACCCATCGGAAGAAAACGGATTCCGCCAACTTCATCTCAACCAGTGGACTGAACAGCAAACGCGATACATCTCGATGAGGGCGTGGGATGCGTGCCGGCGAGACATTGATTGGCTAGAGTTCCGCAACAGGCCATGCTATGGCGGATTGGATTTGGCAAAAACGAAAGACCTTACAGCGTTCGTTCGCGTGTGGGTGGAGGACGACTGCGGGAATCCGAAATACTACGTCCGGCCAATGTTCTTCATGCCAGACGCGAAGATGCACAAGCTCGAAAGAGACACAAACATACCGTATTCACGGTGGCAAAAGACGGGGTTGCTAATCGCCACGCCGGGGCCGGAAACCGACTATGCGTTTGTTCGCCACTATATCAACGAGGTGAATGCAGAAACGCCGCTCATTAACATCGGATACGACAACTGGAACGCATCACATCTCACGCAAATCCTGAGAAATGAAGATGGAATGAAAATGACGGAGGTTCGACAGGGTTTTCGTGACATGAACGAGCCAATGCAAATGCTTTTGGGCGCAATTAACGAGGGGCGTTTCGTTCACGATGGCAATGAGATGCTTACCTGGAACGCGAGTAACTTAGAGTCTAAGTCGGATGCCACAAGAACAAATGTTATGCCAGCTAAGCCGCTGGATGCAAAATGGAAGAAGATTGACGGCATCGTCGCAACTATCGACGCAATGGCAGTGTCTATTAACGACGACGGAGCGGCGTTGTGCTACTTAGACGAGTCGTACAAACAGGACGCGTATTGATGACGGACATTGCAGGCGTCGGCGGCGTGGGTCTAGTCGGATACGGGCTGTGGCTCGTGCATCCGGCGGCGTTGTTCATTGTCGGCGGGCTGGTGCTCGTGTGTGTGTCGGTGTGGTGGACGTGGCCGAAGGGGAGGCGCGAGGAATGAACAATAACCAGAGATTAAGGGCCGCAGGTCGATATTTTGCCGACGTGCTGGATGTAAGCCGACATGATTACTGGACGTTTTACGTGCCTTCATTGGACGACAGAGAGGCCGCATTGCTGTCTCTAGGCGTCGAACGAGTCAGCGGGTTCGATGAAGGAAAGTGTGCGACGATGGCAATGGTCGACGGAAGATGGCGACCGGCAACGTGTCTGCCTGATTGGCCTTGTTGGGAGATGGGCAAGAACTACGAATCCATCGAGTCGATAAGAAATGTCATTCATATTTACCTTAACGTGGCGTTTCGCTGCGATGAGCGTGCGGCTACCGCAAGATGGCTTGTTGAAGCTATCGAGCATTCAATCAAGCTGGTTCGCCAAAACATCCGCTTCCTCGAACAGCGTGGAATTCGGGATGTTCACGAACCACTGTGGTACGGCCATCTGGCTTCCCTAAGAGCACAATTGCCACGAGCGAAGAAGCAGCTAGCGAGGATCGGCCGATGATTGTTGACCGCATCATAAAGCATCTGACGACGGGCTATCAAAAGGCGTGGCTTTCGGGCGACGTGCTCCCCGGCAGTGCCGTCGAAACATCGACCAAGATCAAGGTCGATGATAAAGTCGCCATGACCTATTCGGCGTGCTGGGCCGCGACGCTCGTGCTGTCGGATCCGATCAGCCAAATGCCGATTATGGTCTACAAGCGGACGGCGGACGGCGAGCGCGACGAGATGCGTGAGCACGAGCTATTTGAAATCTTGCACACGTCGCCCAATCCCGATATGGGGTCGATGGCGTTCCGTGGCACGATGACGCCGCAGCTAATCAACCGGGGCAACTGCTTCGCGGAGATCGAACGCAACGGCGACGGGTCGATCAAAGCTCTGTGGCCGATTCACTACACCCGCTTGGTCGATAGTGACGACCGGATTCGCTACTATCGGAACAAGCTAGATCAGATCACATGGATAGTTCGCAACGACAACGGGACCGAAACCGACATTCCCGATGTGGACATGTTCCACGTCGTCGGGGCGTTGTCCGATGATGGCATTTGTGGCAAGGGCGTCATCCGACAAGCGGCGGAGTCAATCGGCGTGGGACTCGCC